CATGTCTTCGTCATCAAAGTCACTGTCGCCACCTAGGCCAGCATCTCCGCCGCCCATGTTCATGTCCATGCTTTGGCCAACATCTTCACCTGCCAGTTGACGAACGGCTGTGTCCGAACCTTCACGTGCTGTGCTCAATGCTGAATACAACTCTACCAACATTGGACTGATGGCACCTTTGAATTGTTCTGCTTGCTCACTGCCGATTTGATCACGTATGGTGTCAATTAGAGCAGGAACTTGTTCGTTTTGAATCTTAGAAATCTTTTCCAACATGTCTTGTACGCTGTCAACAATGTCTTTGGCAGCCAATACAGCTTCGCTACGACCCATTTCGCTTTCAAACAGGCCTTGCTCGCTGCCCAACCACTTGTCCAGGCCTTCTTTGACCAACATCAATTCCATGTACTTGGCATTTTTTTCAGCAGTGTGTGCCCCAAATGACTTTTTAATGGCCATGATGTTTTCGCCTAGAGCGTTTCTTAATCGCTCGGCTTTGGCATAAGTCAAATTATCATAATCAATGCTAAAACCAAAACGGCTTTCCATGACCTTGTTGATCTTTTGTGGGGTAACTTCGGTACGCATTTCTGAGAGTCTCATATTTTTTCCTAATTCTTCAGTTTTTTAATCAAACTGTATATGTTATATTTAGTTTATTCCCAAACTTTATTAAACTTAGCACGTCGATGTAGCAATGATAATTTGTCCCTAGCAAACTCCAAGTTGGCTTGGGCAATCTCTAATCTAGCAGTTCTAATATCCACGATTTCATAGTCTTGTGATTTACGTGCTCGGTCTATGGTACGCTTTAAGTTCACAAAGTCTGAGTAATTTTTATATATTTCTTTGTCCCATAACATGATTTCATCTGCAGTCTTGTAGTTCATTTTGATCGTGTATATAGCGTACAAAACTGCACTGATTTTGTTGTCAAAAGTGTGAACTAGTTCTCTGTTTAGATTGTACAGCTCTGTGGTTTTGTTGGGGAATACCTGTATTCGATATCCACCCAGTCTATATCCGCCTTTGACGGGAATGCACACAGGAATTTGATTTGCAGTTCTTATGTTTTCCAACTCACGATCAGTCCACTGCTTGATGTAGTCAGTGAATGTGTCTAGGTGTACCGCTATTTCAGCAGGTATGTGTTTAGCGGATGTTTTTCTTGTACGTGATTTGGCCATTTTCATTACGACGTAGTAATACGTCCTGTGCCGTTAGTTGATTTGCGATTACCTGCTCTCGTTCACTGAGAGATTTTTTCGATATTGTTGGTTCGTGTAGGAAACGACCCAATAAATCAGCTTGCTCGTTGGTTATTGGCAACTGTATGTTATTGAGTAGTTCGACGATTTTCACTTGATATGTACTACCAATGTGATTAGTCCACCTATTAAAGCAGCCACAATGGCTGTTCCAATAGTGATTAGTGTTTTGTTTGATTCGTTGGGCGACGAAGCCACTGCGTTCTTGATGTCCACTATTAATTCCTCTATTTTACCCATACGGTTGTCGAGGTTTTGTAATTTATCTTCCAAGTTCTTATACCTTTCAGCACACAATTCGACGTGGGCCTCAAGGCTTTTCTTTTCAATTTCAGTAGACATTTTGGGTCCGATCTTTCTTTATGTTGATGCTTGTTAAAATGCCTAAATATTGCCTAAAGTGTGCCTGAGTGTTTGCCGTTAGCATCGAACTAATATTTATTCATTTACGTGCTGCTTAAAGTATATATTTTTGATGGCACCATGTGGATAGAAGATGGGCAACATGAATCGTGCAGTTTCTGTCAGGCATGTGATGATGGGCACTTGTTCAAAATCTTTAATTAATCCACCCAATGGCCTATTGGCAAGATCATACACTCCCGTTCTTTCTACTGTCCACATCCATGACCAAACTGTATGGTGTCCTGTGTAAAAATCACCAAACTCCATCAGTTCCAAATCTACTTCATGTTTCACGGGCATCGATACATTGTGTGGCTGTGTGCGTAGACCTATGCATTGTAACACTGTTTCCCAATTGCGTTGTTGATTACGATCAACTGCATCTGTATTGCCACTACGAATAACTCCTGTGGCTGTGATATCCACTAGACTGTAGCCATAAAATATATGTAGTCCGTCGTGATCAGTGTTCATCAAGTATTTAGTGACCACAAAAAAAGGCACTATAAAGTGCCTTCTTTGTATAATCAAGTTATTGATTAAGATGTTGCTAGTTTGAAACCAGTGTTAGACAATGTAGCTGCGTTGGCCCAAATATTTGAACCACCTGCAACAGTAGCATTGCCCAATGCTGTAATACGTGCCAAAATGTTGGTTGTTGTATTACCAGCTGCTTCTAACAATACGCTCAATTGACCGCTGTTGACTTGATACATAACGATCGTACTGTCAACTGCGATTTGACGCAAGAAAGTCTCAACTACACCGCCAGTTGCTGAGTCAGCCAGAACGAAAGTTTGACTCTTACCTAGGTTGATAGAAACTGCTGTTGGGTTCTTGGTTAAACCTGTAGCGATAACTGTACCTAATGTACCATCATAAGCTACATCGACGTTGTTTACGCCTTGTGCATCACCTGCATAACGTGTTTGGATTGCCATTTTATTTTTCCTTTAAAAAATCTGCGATATACGCATAATAATATTTATGCTAGACACAAAAAAGCGTACTCTAGTACGCCGTTAATTGCCAATTAAGCAATATACGTATAGAAGTATTTATATATAATGTCAGCTAATTGAAGTGTTCTACACCAAATAGTCCACGATTGACCAGTTTCACTAGACCAACACTGGTATCGCATACAAATCCTTCGCCGGATTGCTGATTACCAGTCCATTGCTCAAATCCTTTTACCTGTGGATCCAGCTGTTGGCATAGATTTTCTTTGAGTCGATAAACGGCGTTCCATATGGAAAATACTGCATTTAATCCTGCGGCATTGCGATGCAGATATCCGCCCTGATTATCTCCCACCAACAACTTGTGTTGTTTGCCACTGGCATTTTGTTGTAACCATGTGTACACATCTTCTTGTGTTTGTTGCGTGATCTTTTTGTTCATATAGGTTTTTATCAACCCCTTGGCCACATTATCTAATCCAGACAAAAACTTATCAGCTGCAGGCCCAAGCTGAGTCACTGCTGTTTCTGCGGCCCTGACCAACTGTGTGGGTGTATTGAGTGTGAACTTGTTGCCTGCTGTTGGAGCAATAATGGCAATATTACCGGAATTGGTCAATCCCGTTACCCCATCCCAGGGAATTTCGTTGAACTTGTGTACAACCACAATGCCCAGCTTACCGGCAATCAATGCACCCAGTGTATTTGGCTTGGCGTTGGTGCTGACGGGCACACGGTATTCCACAGTAGTGGGTTTGAATCGAAACATGCCATCAACGGGTTTTAGTTTGCCAGTATGCATGAGATCGCCCATGAACACGCCTTTGGTTTGGCCCACAGACTGTTCAAGTCCCATCCAAATTAATTTCAATTTGTTGTATAGATCTGGGCGTAGAGTTCCTGAACGTTTGGTCTTGTCATGTTCAATCCATTGATTGACATCTGTGGCCAATTTGCCTTTGCCGTACATGTACTTGTCCGAACAAAAGAATTCGCCATTGGGTTTACGCCCAAAATAAAGTGCAATTCCGCCATCCCATTTGATGGTGATCTTGTTGGGATTTTTAATAATTTCCAACAATGCATCTAGATATTTTTTTGCATCAGCAGATCCGTCAAATACAGCATCCTCGGGGTGAGGAATACGTATGTTGGTTGCTCCTTCGAACAATGTGTCAATAAAATTCAGTTTCATATGTGATGACCCATTGATCTAAACCATTCTGCTGTGCCCACAGTGGGCTTGCTGTCAGGTAGTGTAATCAATCCCTTGGCTTGATCCTGTCGAGCCTGTGCCAATTTGCCTTCTTGATCAGGATCATCTTGTAACGCCAACACAATTGACTTTACACTGTCTAAATCTCGTTCTTTGGCCTTGGGACCTAACAGTATTCGAGACACTTGTTTTCTTGTACGACCAACCACTTCGCCTGTTGCTCTGTTGGTCAGATTGGCTGCAAATGGATCAAACTTTAGTCCTAGATATTTGGCAATGCTACTGATCAATATGAATATTGCATTGCCTTTGAATGTGGCATCATCATAACAGCCACGTGGGCCATGTTGATGCCATGGTGCAACTGTTTTGACATCGTCAATGACCATGATGTCAACTTGTGCAGTCAGGGGCTTGTTGGACCGTTGATCTCGATAAGGTATGCCTATACTGACATTGCGACCATTTAGCACTGCTTCTATATCCTTGGCCTTGAAAAACTGTGTCAGTGTGCGTTTGGCCGCAAGTACAGCATCTTCCTCATCCTGTGTTTGGTATTGCTTGACTAGATCATTGGCATCAATCATGATGTCCACATCGCCACTTGTGGGTTTAAATCCTGCAGATCCAATGTCCGTCTCCATGTTCTTTAACAGTGATGAAGGCAGTTCAATTCTCACACGATCAATGATGTTCTTGACCTCGTATTGATTAACGGGGCTGCTTGATTTTATTACATTACCACCCATGGAATAACTTATTTTCTACTTCTAGACTCTTTAAGAGTTTCATTTAAACTGAAATTTTCTAATTTGTCGTATTGTTCGTTACCTGGCATAACAATGGCATTTTGTGGGCCAACCCAATAATCTTTGCCAGATGGCTTAGTCCACTTGACATTATGTTTGTCTGTAATTATTGTACTGCCATCTGGATTTTGTGTCAATCGAGCTTTTTGTTCAACAGGAGGTGTGGCTGTAGATGCGGCAGTGGCTGGGGCAGCTGGTCTAGTGATTGGGGCAGTTGGTTTGGCTAGAGCATTGGCCGGTAGCTGATTTGTGTCTGTTGTGCCTGCGACACCAGTGGGAGGACTAACACGATCCAATGTTTGACCAATTCTTGTTGGTACTGGTTTACCAGTTTTAAAGTCAATCCATTTGCCATGTTCGTCACGCTGGTATGTTGAATTTTGATGTGTGACTGTGGGAGGATTGTCGTCTACTAGTTCCCACTGTTTTAGGAATTTGTTTTCTGGATCAGTGACTGCATCAGGTGTAATCATTTGGTCCGCAGTTCCAGGCATATCACTTCTAACAGTGTTGGCCAATTCATCAGGAGTTCTTGACGAGGCGTCGGCTGCCATTTTTTTCATTTTGGCTTTGTCTGCTCGATTCTTCATCATGTCTGCTGTCGCGGCATAGTTGTGTGCTCCAACAAAGTCACTGGCCAATCTGCCCAATACACCTTTGGCTTGTCCAGTTTTAGAGTCATATCCCATGCCCCAAGCTTCAGTTATGATTTCATTAATCTTCACTTTTTAATCTCCGTACACCACGTTTAAATTTTTCAGGCTCTTGTGTGCGAATACTGTTAAGTAATCTACGCTCAAGCTCACCTGCTTGTTCAGCATCGTAATTCTCACGGATGTAGTTGATTAGATTAATTGCACCCTGTATAACATGGGTGGCACGGCTTTCCACAAGATTCTCACGATCTTTGTGTACCAGCAGTGTATCCAATTCGTCTAATATACTGCGAACTCTCTTTTGCAAGATTTACTCCAATTTATGTTATATTTAGTGGTATCTTTTATAAAACTCTGCAACTTCAGGGAAGGTCTTGTTCCAGCGTTGATTTCTTATTGCATCGAACTTTTTTATATCTTCAATCATATTGCTGATTCGTGTGGGTCTCTCTTGCCAATTGGGTGAAATCAAGCTGTTTAGATCTGTATGCCTCAATGAATCCACATATTCTTGACTGAGACTGTCTAAAGAATAGGCGCCGTATGCAATATGCCTGGTATGATTGACAACATCTCCCAGTCTGTTGGTTGCAAAATTTTCTTTGGTCCAGGCATCCAATCTATTTTGATAAAATAAATTAAACACGCTCATTGTTTCTTCAATCAAAAACATGACATTAACTGGCAGATTTTCCCTCATGAGCATGATGTTATCCACTACCTGTTGCCAACTTGCGGGCCAACGCAAGTATTCAAATTGTTCGCCAACTGCATCCAAGCTGATGTTTAACTTGACCAAATGAAATTTTTCCATTAGTTCATAATAACGTGGATCGATCAACTGAGTGCCATTGGTTTGAAAACTTAAAGTCAGCTGATGTTTGGCCATGGGCATCATATCTGCAATGGCCTGTGCCACTTCCCAATACCCTGTGCCCAGTAATGTTTCTCCGCCACAAAATACCACCATTTTTAAATTGCTGAGATCTAGAGTTTTCAGTATAGATATCATGTCGGACACTCGACTAGTTTTAGAAGGACCTGTATATGATATGTTGTTGAGTGCTAGATGCTTTTGCCAGTAGGTGCTTGCATCTGGGCCGCATGTTCGACAAGCTAGATTACATCCAATATCAAACATCAAGTCCAGACGTTGTGGTCCACTCAGATCTTCATTCTTACCAAACATTTCCAACATGCCAGTACGTAAACTGGGAATTCCCGAGAGTTCATTGCCTTGACACGTTTGACAACCTGCACCAGGTGCCCATTTATTTTGTTTATTGATTTCTCGTAAAGGAATAAGCTGTGGACTATTCCACAAATTATCTGTTACAGGAACGGTGATTAAATCGCTGGCGGGTCTTAAACAACAATGATTAATTTGTACACCATGCTCAGTGTTTTTTAAATTGATCTGCAATCCGCCATGGATCATTGGGCAGTGTAGGTCTTTCATTCTGCTTTTGACTTTAATCCCGCCAACATGTTTTTTAGTCTAAATGTTTGAGCTTCACCCTGCGGAGCAGATTTTTGTTCCCACGCTGGAACACCTGTTGCACGTTCAAACTTTGCAGGGCCTTCAAGTGCATCTGCAGCTTCTGCAACTACCTTGTTCTTGATTTGACTCATAATGCTGAATGACTTGGGCGGCCCGCCTGCAGAGTTTTCATCAACGCCCGGATCTGTAATACGCATGGTCTCAATGTTGTATTCAAGATCAATCTTTTGTCCAACACCTGTTGAACTACGACTCTTCATACATTGTATTTGATAACGCCCACGTTCTTTCATAGCACGACTTGTAAAGATACCAAACACATTGTCTGCTGTGTTGATCTTACTGATACCTCCTGCAATATGACTGTGATCAAATTCTACTTCTTCTACAGCACTACGATTAAGTTGCGATGCAGTAACCATTAAGATGCCCAGTTCTTTGGCCAAGTTGCGTAGTTCTTCACTCACATACTTGTCTTTGATGAACTGATCATTGGGGTTGACTTTGATGCTGACTGGCATCACGAGATCCAAGTAATCCACCATGACAAAGTCTATCTTGATTCCGGTCTGTATTTGCACCTCTTTCAAATAACTGCGTATGTCATTGACATTGCTCTGAGCTGGCAGACCTTTGACACGATACTTGCCTGCTTTTTTGCCCACCATTTTGACCTTGAGCTCTGTTGTTTCAATATCTTTGCGTATGTCCTTTGTACTCATGCTGGTCAACATGGCATCAGTACGCAGACTTGTGAGTTCTTCTGACAGTTCAAGTGTAATGTACACTCCTGACAGTCCTTGTTGCAACCAATTAAGAGCAATATTCATCATCACAAGACTCTTGCCACTGCCACTGCCACCAGCAAAGATGTTGAGTTCACCACGACTAAATCCGCCATACAACAGTCGATCCATTTGCGGCCATCCTGTTGACACTTGTCCGCCTGCGTTGAAGTATCGATTAATACGCTCACCGGGTGCCGCAAAGTAATCTGTGCCCATGTCTTTGGTCAATGATATTTGTACTGCATCTTTGATTAATTTTTCAACTGGGGCAAAGTCTCCGCCCTCTAACATGTCTGCAGCTTTTAAAATAGCACGTTCCAATTCTTGTCTTTTAGTAAACTGCTCAAACTCGGTCATGAACCATTCATAGTGACCTTCATTTAATTCGGGTACTGGCTTTAGTTCTACTCCTGTAGTGGCCCGTATCTGTTCATGTGTGGGCAACGTCTTGTGATCATCTGTGTGTGTTTTAATAAATTCAGCAACAGCCCTCAGACTACGATCAAAGTTATCGGGATTGTAAATGTTCTGCACACGCACATAGCTGGATGCGTCTTGTAGCATCATTTCT